GATCCTAGATACTAGAGATCCTAGATACTAGAGATCCTAGATACTAGAGATCCTAGATACTAGAGATCCTAGATACTAGAGATCCTAGATACTAGAGATCCTAGATACTAGAGATCCTAGATAAATTAAAAAATAAAAAACCACCAAATTTAATTAATAAAAAGTGGTGGTTTTTTATTTTAAAGATATAAAACTTAAATATTATCAAATGATGCTCCTGTAGGTGTGATGATAAATTCTACATCTATGAATTCTAAAGACCTTGTTGGTTTAATATAAATTTTACCTCTCAAAGTATTTGCATCTATATCTTCTGGTTCGTTTGAAACAGTAACACGGAATTCATATAGACCTCTTTCTCTCTTTATCGCTTCTAATATTGGATTTACCAATCTTAAAAATTCATTCCTTACTTGTTCATCATTTTGTTCAAATAATAGTCTAATTGCAACTGCAGATATTAATTTTCTTGCTCTTAATAATAACCTTCTAACGTTAATCCTATCTAATGCAGATTCCCTAACTTGAAGAGTTTTATTTCCCCAAATAATTGTACCCGTATCTGAAAATGTTGCGATTGGATTTATTCTATTTTTGTAAAGTTCGTCTCTTTCGTCAAGAGTTAATTTTTTTGTTGCTTTTATTGATTTTACTAAACCTCTTGAATACCCTGCAACCGCAAACCAAGGAAATGATACATTGTCAGTTAATGCAATATTTCTAACAACTTCACCTGTTGGAGGAATAAAAAGTTGAGTTGCGTTGTCCACATCTCTAACTTGTATCCAAGGCCAATATGTCGCTGAATAATTTGTATCCAATGATACGCTATCTAACGCGTCTACCACTTCTTCAACTGTTGAATAATTAGGTGGAGAAATAATATACAAAGAATCCGCTCTATCATTTTCAATAATATCAATCACTTGAGACGTTAATGAACTATGGTCATAAAAATTAATACCCGGAGTGGCAAAAATATTTATATTAACAGCTTCAGGATTAGCAAAAGTATTTATTCCTTGAAGATATGAGTAATAATCAGAGTTACCAACTGTTGTACTAAACAATCCACCATTAGATGTGTTCCCACTTATGTATGTTTGTTTACCAAAAATATATTGATCACTATATGTTCTTACTTGTCTATATATATCCCATCCATCATAACCACCACATACCGCAAAAGTAAATTTACGATAATTTATATTAGTTAATACATTATCAACACCTGTTTGACTTTCTAAATTATAAGGTGTTGTTATATATGTTGTACCGGTTATTGTTGATGCGTTTGTAGATAAATGAAATCCACTAGTTTCGGTTATAGACGATGAACCTTTAAATTTAAATAAGTCTTTATCATAACCTATTTGAGAAGAAAGACCAAAACTTATTTTTTTAATTTTATCACCTGAAGATTGAATTTCAGTTCCATCTGAATTATAACCAATAACATCACCAGCGTCATAATATTCCGTTTTATACATTATGGATCCCAATGTTGTACCTGAAAATGATTTATTATTTACGAATCCCTTAAATCCAGCTGGAAATGCATCCACAGGGTGATTTAAAGCCATATTTAACATAATGTACTTTGAACGTAATTCATATTCACTATCGGAAGTTCCTACTTTTCTTGCAATATAACCAGGTAAATCTGGATTCATTGAACATCTTGTAAATTTTTCCAATACAACTTGATTTTCATCTGTGTCATTAAAATCTCTAACTAAAATATCAAATTCACCAGTTTCAATATTAATATTGATTATTGAAATTTTTATTTGTTCATTAGCGGCGTTTCCGTCTGATATCGTAATTACTTGAAATAAATCAGAAACCTTTCCACCTCTAACTTCTGATACGACCATTGGTGATATAGGTGTGTCCCATTGTGTTGCGAAATTATTACCTTCAGAAACATAAACTTCATCTAAACTTAATCCTCTAATATATCCTTGTTTATATGCTGATAAAAGAAAATTAGGATAAGTCTCATAAACGTATATTGGGATATCTTCTTTAGGTTTATCAAAAACATCTGTACCTAAAACTTTTGTTACATATTTTGAAGATGTTGTATCCATAGAACACGTGAAAGATTTAGATCCGCTTGTTGATCCTGTCACGTTTATTGTAAATTCAGATAATGGGTTAGTCAATAAATTATTTCCACTAATATTAAATTGGGTATTACCTGTTGTTTCAAGTAATAAAGTTTGTCCAGAATACGAACCTCTAGATCTAAATGAAACTACTACTTGATTGTTATATTCAGTTAACAATGTAGAATTATATATAAACTGTGTTACATTAAATGTTCCAGTACCTCCAGATGTATAAACAAATAAATAAGAATATACCTGAGTACCATTAGTATTACATAATTGATTATACCATTCTTTTTGATTTGGGTTATTTTCATTGATGAGACCAGTTAATGGTGATATTTCTTCGTCACTTGAGACTAATCCTGATAACGACGCAGAAGGTACTTCACCAATAACAAACCATTGACCATCATTAGATGATGTGTTATTACCAAATGTTTCAGAAATATAATCGGTTATAGACAATCCATCATATGTTGTTATTCCTGAAAAATTTGAAAAAAATGTACTTCCTGTAATTGCTGATACTGTTGAAGGATCACAAGTTCCTGTTGTTGACCCACTCAAACTACCTAATTCTACACCACCTAAAGTTTTAATGGCGAATGTTTTAACGGGTTTATAACCAGTTAAACCTAAAATTTTTGTTACAAAAAGTTGATTTGATTCTTCAAGATATGATTTAGCAATATATGGTAATTCATATTTTGGATTACCATTACCATCTTTAATTGGTGTTGACCCACCAAAGTATAATTTAAATTCATCATAATCACTAATAAGTATAGGCTCAAAAGCAGGACCCTTTAATGTTTCACCAACTAATCCGAGAGTTGTGACACCTACACTTTGAGCAACAAATGTTAAATCTTTTTCTGATGTATAAACACCGGGAGATACGAAAACTCTATTTGAATTTGCCATTGTTAAATTTTTGGTTTATTTTTTTTTATTTTATTTCTTATTTTATAAATATCTTTGTTTTTATCAAAGATTTTAATATATTTTTTTTAAAAAATAAAAAAAGATCTTTTTTAGTATTAAATTATCCTTATGGAAAAAATGATTTTAAAAAATATAAAATAAGTAAAAAACATCATCAAATGTTAAAAGAATACTGTGATAAAAATGGATTTAAAATGTATAAAATAATCCAGAAATGGATTGAAGAAAATTGTAGTTTTAAAAAAAGAGATATTTATGGTGAGAATTAACCTAAATAGACCACCCCTATTTTTGAACCCACTACTGGTGTACCTAAAATTCTAAATGTATAATTACCTGAAACTTCGTATCCAACTCCCTCTTCTTCAACAAGACCATTTATATCTAAACTAATAACACTATTAATTACTGTTGTTGTTGTAAATTCTAATGAACTTCCGTTATATATAAAATTTTCATAAAATACATTTAATGGTTTACCAAATGTGTCTATAAAGTTTTCATTTCTACCTTTAAAATACGTTATGGTCACAATAGAACCATCTATAGGGGGTTCCGAAAAAGTTATTTTAGAAGTTTTTGCAATATGGAAATAATCAATATCTCTAACTTCCACAATACCATTTATTGATACGGTAAATAAAATATTTATAGTTTCACCAACGCTAAATGAAGTTTGTATTCCATCAGCAGGAAATGATGCAACTGTTACTTCTATAGTTTTTGATACATATTTTTTTATAAAATTATTACTTTTTATAAATTCATTTAATAAAAATAATCTACTAATCGCTGGTTTAACTTCAAATTCTTCGTCATCAATTATAAACCCTAACATTAAAAAAGAATAATTTTGAATATAAAATCTTCGACTATCTAAAGAGTCCATTGGGGTGGAATCATCAATTTTTTCTAAAATAATAGGTATGTAATGACCTTTTACTGTAGTATAAGATTGTCTAGAAGAAAATTTTTGTAATATTTTTTTATTTACATTATTAATATCTCTTAATTTAGTACAAACAACAACAACTTCAAATGATATATCAACAGCTATGGGTTGAGGTATTTTATATACATCTGCACCCATTTGTGTTCCATTCCAAGTAGGAACCGAAGCGTAGAAAAATTGTCTTCTATCTGGTATGGTTCTATGTACTGATGGATTAGTACCAAATTGTACATCTGGTTTTCTTATCACTGCAATAAACGGTAGTTTTATATTACCATCATCATCAGAAAATGACCAATTATTTGTAATTTCACCCCATCTTTGAACAGTTAATATTTTTGAAATAATAGGTATTTCCTGACCATCTGAAACCACTTTAAAATTTTCTTTTATGAAATTTAACATACCTAAATCAAGATCTTCATGAAGAATTGAATCAGGCAAAAAAGTATCAGATTTTGTTATTCTTTCCAATAATTCTTTTCTTCTACCTTTAACTGTAGATTCGTTTATATTATCTCTACTAGTATAAACCTGTATATCATTTTTTCTTTTAGGTAATCCCATTATATTTTATTTTTACACACCTCTAAATTCAAATTCTTGTGTTGGTACACAAACTATTGTTCTAAAATATGGTTTAAATCCAAACATATTGTGTTTATTATCTGATGTTACTTTACCGTCATTTGAAACAGTATAATACCTAATTTTTTCTTCAGATTCCGGATAACCGATATAATCACCATAACGAATATCAATTTTTAATTCCTCTAAATGTGAAATATAAACAGAAACTATCATATTACCTGGTTCTAAATATCTATTTAATCCTGATTTATAACTATTATTTTTCGGTTCCTCAATTTTTACAAGACCATTAAATTCAACTGGAGGAAAAAATTTTATTTGGTCTTTACCAACTTCAGCATAAACGTTATCAATATCTGTATTTTGTCTATCTACTCTAAATAAAACTAACTTCATATTTAAATCACCATGAAGGTATTCTTGACCTATCTGTTGATTTAATTTAAAATCACTTTCGGAAAAAAATTTGGTAATTCTAGTTATTGGTATTTTATTTTTCATATTTAATAAATACTTGGTAAAATAAATTTTATTTTGTATATTTGTATATTATGAAAAACAAAATACCTGAAATTGAAGCGAGGGAATTATTACTTAAATACGAAGGATTTAATAATCAAATATTAGATTGGAAATCAAAAGTTTTATATAATAATAAATATAATTTAACACGTACTCAATCTGAGTATATAATAAAATATTATAATATTGTTCCTAAAATTGCTAAAAAGTATATAACAATAACTGATAGTTTTGGTGAAAACTTAATGACCCAATATAATTTATCTTCACGCCCTGAAAAAATTTGGTGTGAAAAATTATTATGTGAAAGCGAAAAGGCGTACAATATCTGGGGTAAAATTTTAGAAACAGAAAATAATCACTCTATTTGGTTACCCAAATTTTCAATTATCCAGGAAGAAAAAAAATTAAATAGAGTTATTGATTATTCTCCTTATTCCCATAGAGCCCCTATGAACCATCAAAAAGAAGCAATAGAAAAATTATTATCAAATAAAAAGTTTATTTTAGCTGACGACATGGGGGTGGGTAAATTCTTAACAAATAATACATTGATTTACACAGAATTAGGTATTAAAAAAATGGGTGAAATTGTTATCGGAGATAGGGTAATTGGTTCAAATGGTAAACCTTGTAATGTGATAGGTGTTTTTCCACAAGGAATAAAAGATACTTATAAAATAACATTTAATGATGGGTATTCAATTATTTCTGGAGATGAACATTTATGGTCGGTATCATCACCTAATTATGGTAAAAACACGAAAAACGAAAGGTTAAAAAAATCATTGATATTGTCTACAAAACAAATGTTTGAAGGGGGGGTAATAACAATAAAAGGTGACGGGTATAATTCAGAAAAAAATTATAACATTGAAACTTACTATAAATCCCCAAATGGTAATAACAAATGGCAGATTCCTATTGTAAAACCAATAGAATTCATTAATGATAATAAATTACCGATAGACCCTTATTTATTAGGACTTGCTTTAGGTGATGGGTCATTTAATGGAAAAAACATAAGATTTAGCTTACATAAAGACGATTATGATGAGTTATTTAGTAATCATTTGTTAAAAGAAAATAAATCACAGGATAATAAAAGAAATGGTTATATTAATGTTGGAGAGTCTCTCTTTGATTTAGGAATCGAACACACTCGTTCTCATAATAAATTTATACCTGAGATATATAAATATTCCTCCATTGAGAACCGACTTGCAATATTGCAAGGTTTGATGGACACTGATGGTCATTGTATGTTATCAAAAAATGGTTCTTTTA